TCTCCGATCAGTAGACGCTACAAATGGACAGGCCAGTACACGCCGTTTGACCATCAGAAAAAGACAGCAGCGTTTCTCACGTTAAATAAACGTGCGTTCTGTTTTAACGAACAGGGTACAGGCAAGACAGCTAGTGCTATATGGGCGGCTGACTACCTTATAAGCCAAGGCAAGGTTAACCGTGTGTTGGTCATATGCCCCCTATCTATTATGGATAGCGCGTGGCGTAACGATATGTTTAGCTTTGCAATGCACCGCAGGGTGGACGTTGCCTATGGCTCCAAGTCTAAGCGCAAAGCAGTTATAGAAGGTGATGCCGAGTTTGTAGTAATAAACTACGCAGGTGTAGAACTTGTAGAAGATGCTATAGCCTCTGGTGGCTTTGATCTAATTATCGTGGACGAAGCTACACACTATAAGAACGCACAGACTAAGCGTTGGAAAGCCCTTAACCGCCTACTACAAACTGATACGTGGTTGTGGCTAATGACAGGTACTCCTGCTGCACAGTCTCCGACAGATGCTTTCGGCCTAGCCAAGTTGGTAAACCCGCTAGGTGTTCCTAGGTTCTTTGGCGCGTTCCGCGATATGGTCATGTATAAGTCTACTATGTGGAAGTGGGCGATAAGAGATACTGCAACCGACACAGTATTCAATGCGCTACAACCTGCTATACGTTTTACAAAAGAAGAATGTCTGGACTTACCAGACATGGTGTACGTGAAACGTAAGGTGCAGCTAACAACGCAGCAAGAGTTTTACTATGAAGAACTCCGCAAGAAAATGATTACCAATGCAGCGGGTGAAGAGATATCCGCAGTAAACGCCGCCGTGCAAATGAGCAAGTTACTACAGATATCGGGTGGTGCGGTTTATACCGATGACAAAGAGACAGTTCAGTTCGATATCTCCAACAGGTACAGCGTCCTCAAAGAAGTAATAGCAGAGAGCAGCAAGAAAGTTTTGGTGTTTGTGCCTTTCAAGCACACCATAGATTTGCTGACCGAAAAGCTACGGGCAGACAAAATATCCGCAGAGGTAATACGTGGAGATGTACCAGTACACAGACGTACTGAGATTTTCCAAAGGTTTCAAACAGAAGATAACCCTAAGATTTTGGTTATCCAACCTGCCGCCGCTGCACATGGGGTGACACTGACCGCAGCAAATACAGTCGTGTGGTGGGGGCCGACACCTTCACTAGAAACCTACGCTCAAGCTAACGCAAGGGTTCACCGCGCAGGGCAAACTCACAAATGTACGGTGGTACAGTTAGCGGGTTCTAGTGCTGAGAAACGCATTTATAGTCTGCTAGATCAGCGTATTAGCGTCCATTCAAAAATTATTGATTTATACAAAGATTTGCTTGACTAGACACACATTGTTAATATATACAAACTATTACTAACAAAAGACGGAGGATGCAATGACTGTGACAGTCGATAAGTTGACTAGGGCGTACATTAAGATACGCGAAAGACGGGCCGAGTTATCCAAAGAGTTTAAAGATGAAGACGGTGCGCTGTCTACTCAGTTGGATAAGATTAAACAGGCTCTGCTATCTCACTGCAAGGAACACGCAGTAGATAGTGTTAGGACTTCCGAAGGATTATTTTACAGGTCTGTTAAGCAGCGGTATTGGACTAGCGATTGGGAAAGCATGAACGCTTTTATCATGGAGCATGACGTGCCGCACTTCTATGAGAAACGGCTTAACCAGACTAACGTAAAACAATTCTTGGAAGAAAACCCCGACCTCGTACCCAGAGGGTTAAACGTGGATTCGGAATACACTGTATCTGTGAGGAAAAAATGACCCAAGATTTGAGTAAGATTGAAGACGTGGCAAAGCACTTTCAAGTGTCTGTGTCCACAGTACGGGCGTGGCTTAGACAGGGACGTATCCCTGATAGCACATTCATTAAGCTGAATGATACGTACAGGTTTAACATATCTAAGCTGCAAGACGCGTTGTTGGCTGAAAAGTATAACGATGGCGATGGGGAGCAGTTAGAAATGTTTACTCCCGAAGAAATGGGACCACAATAATGTCGGAACGCTTTAGCCGTATTAGCACAGGGGGCAACGTGTTTACGCTACCTGATGGCGATACGGCTACATCACTTGATGCAGTCATAGTAAATGCAGCGGAGATATCTCGCGCATATTACGAAGGCGTGTACGATAGTGATAACCCTACTGCACCTACCTGTTGGTCCTCAGACACAGATCGCCCTGACAAGGATGTACCTGTAGAAGATGTGCAAGCAGTACGGTGTATGGACTGCACTCAGAACATACGCGGTTCTGGTTCAGGTATGGGTAGGGCGTGTAGGTTTCATCAACGCATAGCGGTGTTATTAGAGGGTGAGTTAGGTACAGTGTATCAGTTGCAAGTATCTGCTACGTCTATATTCGGCAAACCTCAGAACGGTAATACCCCCCTGCAATCTTATGCACGGCACTTGAGCAGTCACAACACGCGCTTTGCGTCTGTGGTTACTAACGTCTACTTTGATGTAGATAGTCCTGTACCTAAGCTATTTTTCAAACCTAAAAGGTCTTTGAACGTAGCCGAAATGCAGGACGTGGATGGCATGATTGACCATCCAGATACTTTAGAAGCGATAAATACGGCTATACTTTCTGCCCATATCAATTCTAAATCCCCGTTCTCAGACGAGAGCGGCCTTTAACTACCTTAAAATAAAAACCTAGGAGAACGACATGGCTGAAGCCAACTCTATGAGCCACATTATACGTGGTGTTATCGCGCAGTACCCCCGAGTTAACCGCACCTATCGGTATGACCCTGCCGCAGGGGAACGAGGCAAGTCTGTGCCGTGTGATCCATCTGACGATGGCGCAAAGTACGAAACCAGTTTTCGCATGACCAAGGCACAAGCCGAGGAATTGTATAAAGCTATGGCTGCGGCCTACGCAGAGAAAAAGCAAGCTAAGTGGCCCACAAAAATACCTGCACCTGCGGAGGTATTCAGTAAGCAAGAAGACGGTACGTATATTGGTAAAGCCGTACTGAAGGGCGCGTATGGGGAACAGCCTACTACAAAGCCTTCTCAGTATGACGCCAAGAACAAAAAGCTAGACGATGATTTTATGCTTACTACAGGCAGCAAGATACACGTACAGGTTACGTTTGTTCCTTATAGTATGCGCGACCACGGTGTATCTTTGCGCCTACGTGCCATACAGGTTATCGACCTCAAGCCTATGGAAGATTATTCTCCCTTTGGCGCAGAAGAAGGGTTCTCTGTCGATGAAGCCCCTACTATGATTTCGGGGTTTGAGATTGATGATACCCCCGCTGACGTTGATGTAGCACCTGATACACGTTCTGAGGAAGCCCCCGAGCCTGTGAAGAAGGCTACCAAGAAAGCACCGCCGCCCACAGACGGTGACGATCTGGGGGATATCCTATCTGATTGGGAGTAAAGATATATAACTTACTGCGGGGTGTTAACTAGGACGCGTCCTAGTAGCGTCTCGCAGTGACCTTGTGGGAAAGAGGCTATGATAATAAAAACGTTTCTAAGCAGGGTTCTAGGGAGTGAGGGTAACTATTGTGTGTTTGCGGCTCGGAGCAGAGATAACCGCAGAGTACAGAAATTCTATGACACAGTAGACGAAGTAGAGACTGCCGCTCAAGACTTAGACGCTGACGGGTACGATGTGTACTTTGCACTAGCTACCTTTAAGACAACCGAAAATAGAAAAGCAGACAACGCCCACCAATTAAGGTCTATATTCTTAGATTTAGACTGTGGGCCTAGTAAGGATTATCCATCTAAAACCGAAGCTGTGACGGCACTACGTAAGTTCTGCAAGCAGTACAAGTTACCTAAACCGTTAATGGTAAACTCGGGTAACGGTGTGCATGTTTACTGGTTCTTATCCGAAGCCCTAGCTGTGGATGATTGGATACCCGTAGCAGAGCGTATAAAACAGGTATGTGCTAGCAGTGGGCTTAAAGCCGATCCTGTAGTAACCGCTGACGCGGCTAGAGTGCTGCGTGTACCTAATACACATAACTACAAGTCCGACCCCCCTGCACCTGTGGAACTGTATGGTGTTGATATACCCGAACCCGTTATACTAGACGAGTTTATGGGCCTGTTTGGTGAGCGACCCGAACCGACATTATCCCCACATGAGAGCAGGGATAGCAGCGCGGTATGGGACACGATCAACAGCAACAAAGAGTACGTCTTTAAGGACATTATAGAAAAGACCCGCGCAGGGCGTGGCTGCGCTCAGATATTACACGCTATAAAGGCGAAGGACGAAGTATCTGAACCTACGTGGCGCGGTGTCCTTAGCGTACTGCAAGCCTGTAAGGATGGTAGCAGGGCCAAGGCTCACAAAATATCTAAGGGCTACGAAGGTTATTCGGAGCAGGAAACAGATAAGAAATGGGACTACATAGAAGGCAAGGCTGCGGAGTTAGGTGTTAGAGATATAGCCTACAAGTGCGCTACCTTTGACGATAACAACCCTGATATCTGTATGGATTGCCCTAACTGGGGTAAGATAAAAAGCCCCAAGGTTCTAGGTGAACGGCTAAAGGAAGCCCTAGGTGACGATGAAGTAGAGGATGATCCGTTCTCGGCATCGTCTACCAAGCACATGATCCCACCTTACCCTAAGCCCTACGTGCGAGGCGCACATGGCGGCGTATATGTACGTAAGAAGAACGCTGACGGGGACGTAGAAGAAGAAGTAATCTACCACAACGACTTCTACGTAACGAGGCTACTCCACGACGTTTCGCTGGGGGGTTATGTCGTAGTGTTTAGACTGCACCTACCACAGGACGGGGTACGGGAATTTACTGCGCCTATGTCTGCGATAACCTCAAAAGAAGAGTTCCGTAAAATTGTGGCTATGAATGGCATTACCACATGGGGCAACAAATTGGATCAGCTAATGGCTTACACAACTAAGTGGATAGACGAATTGCAGTCGGCTGCGGCGTCTGACGAAGCGCACCTACAGTTTGGGTGGACTAACGATAGACAGGAAGCCTTTGTGCTAGGGGATAGACTTATCCTAGGTAATAGCATTGAGTATAACCCCCCGTCCAAAAAGACAGCAGGGTTGTTTTCTACCTTTGAACCCAAAGGATCAGAGGCTCGACAGCTAGAAATGTTTGCGTTTTATAACCGTGAGAATTTTCAGCTACATCAGTTTGTTATAGGCTCTGGATTCGGCTCTATACTCATGCCCTTCACAGGGCAAAACAGTATGGGTATTCACCTATTCGGTGGATCAGGCGTGGGTAAGACCACGGCTATGAGGGCAGCATTAGGCATATACGGCAGACCCGAAGCCTTGATGAACCACCACGCAGACACACATAACGCCCGAATGAACAGGGCCGAGTTGATGCGTAACCTCCCGTTAAGTTCTGACGAAATGACGAACATAACGCCAGAGTGGGCTTCCAAGTATGTATACGAGTTGTCTGGCGGTATGCAGAAGAACCGTATGTCTAGTGACGGTAATACAGAAAGACACAGAGGCGAACCTTGGGAGTTAATCGGTGTCACTTCTGCGAACATAAGCCTGTGGGAATTGTTGACCCGAAACAAAGAAATACCCCACGCAGAAATGCTTAGGATGCTGGAGATAAAAGTAGACAAGTCTCTTAAAGACCCAAGTATCAAGCCTATAACTGACAAGATATTCACCGACATAAAATCTAATCACGGTTGGTTTGCCGCTAAGTTTGTGCAGCACGTAATAAATAACCGTGATGAAGTCGCGGCGTTGGTGTTGGGTATACAGGCACGGATAGATAAGGCTGCGGCGTTGGAAGCAGAACATAGGTTTTGGTCGGCGGGGTGCGGGGCTATCTTGGCGGGAGTAGTTATAGCCAAGAAGTTAGGCATAGTCGATTGGGATACTGCCGCGTTGTTTAAGTGGGTTGTTCAGCAAGTTACTATGCGTAAGAACATAGTAAACGATGTGGGTTCTTCTGTATCCGAAACGCTTAACAACTATGTGTTTGAGAACAACAACAATATCTTGCAGATCAAAAGCACCGCTGATCTACGGGCCTCTGTGAACGGCAATGCTTTAGACTATGGCGGTGCAGTTCCCGAAGCTACGCCCCGCAATCACTTTGTTGCACGGTACGAGATAGACACGCAAAAACTATACTTGCTGCCGAAACCGCTAAAGAAATACTGCACGGATCACCAGATAAGTTTTGATAACCTTGTGCAGGATATGACCGAGGCTATGGGCGCAAAGAAAGTACAGATGCGGTTGAGTAAAGGTACTCACCTAAACCTACCTCCATCGCGGTGTATAGTGGTGGACTACTCAGAAGGAGTATTAGATGAACCGCAAAGTGTTGATGATTGATGATCTGGACCCTGACGGAATTAAAATAACCGTTGATTGGGACAATTTAAAAGTCGGCGGTTCCGCTTTCATACCCTGCATAAATACCGAAAAAGCACACCAACAGGTAAAAAATGTAGAAAAGCGGAAAAAATGGACGATAAAAATGCAAGTCCGTGTCGAAAATGCTAAATTAGGAGTACGCCTCTGGAGAACAACGTGATATGTCCTGCTCGACAACTCATTAGTTGTTCTCCTCTCTACTGCCCCCGCTAGGTCAGGTTTCGCACTGCAACGGCGGGGGCTTTTTTACTAAAACATAGTAGCTTTACCACTAAATTGATCCGCAAAGTCCATGTATGTATCCCGTAGTTTGGGGTGTATGGATATGCCTTGGAACTTTTTAGACGTATTTTCGGCACGGCTGTTCATAGATTTCTCTATAGACTTACCGTTGATGGGCCAATCAGGGTGTTCCGCATTGTACGCAGGTATTTTGTCATAGGCCGCTTGTTCGGCTTCGTTGTCACCGTCTGCTCTGGCCCTAGCGATTTCATCTAGGATACGCTTGCGTCTGGACTTAGTGCCTTTCTCCATGCTTTTTATTTCAGCATTTAATTCATAGGCCCGAGCCAACTCTGCGGGTATGAACCCTAGGGCTTGTGCGACTGCGTGTAGAGGATGCACAGGGGCAATGATATCACCTGCTAAGGTTTCGGCCCCACCGTCTTTGTAGAACCGCACACTCTTCATCACGTTACGCGCTGCCGATGGTGCAAAGGCTTCTGCCGCTCTAGCAAACTCACCCGCTGCAAACAAATCAGCCGCCCGATCCATCTGCAACGTAATACCTATAGCGGGTCCACCCAACATTTCTACGGCAGTCCATATGGCAGGTTGGTCACGGTCTATCAATGTGTCTCTAAACAACAGATCGGATAACTGAATACGTGTAGCCACGTTAGTACCTGTTACGTAGTTTACAGCACCCGAGTAGTATCCTTCGCCCGTAACTCTACGCACTATGGATTGCATGGATTCTTCATCATCGTCTTTGAGTAGGTTGTAAACCATAGCCGCCGCGCCAAAGAAAGGCACACCGCGCACACCTGACATAAGTGCAGCCGATCCGTATATACCCGCGAGTTGATAGGCGGCTAGTTTCTTAGCTTCAGCAGACTGACCGACCATTCCCTCTTTTGCCAGTTTATGTAGCAGAGACAGCATGGACACACCGTAACGCTTATACATAAAGACTACCGACCCGATAGACCCCTGCATTATCTGGGGTGAAGCCGCCGATGCGCTACCACCGTTGGTCATTTCGACCATGTAGAACGCCTTTTCAGCCGCTTGCTCATACTCAGCATCACTTACAGTACGGTTATCCTTGGCGGCTTGAGCATCTAGTATATCTGCCTCAAGGTTATACGCAGCGGTGAAGGCTACCTCACGGTTAATCCGCTCTCCGTGGTGCAGCATAAAGCCCGATGCGGCGTTGAACTTTTCCATACCGCCGTTAGTACCGTCTATGTCTAGCATGTCATAGGCTAGGGTGCGTTTGAACAAACCTAGTCGTTCACCTACACCCACTGCAAATTGCATACGCTTCTTTCGGGGGTCGGTCTCGTTTGCATAGTCGTAATTGCTTACAGACCTGTCTGCGGGAGTTCCAGTTACTTCCTGCATTTCCTTGATAGGGTTGCCTTCTGCGTCAACCTTATCGCCGTACACTTCGACCATACGCTTGCGACCACTGTTATGAATAAGGCGCATGGCCTCACCTATAGCAGAGGATGTTTTATCGTACCCATACTTAGCACCGTATACAGGGTATACTGTAAGGGGTATCTGCGAAAGGTTAACCAAAGCGCCAGACACGTTGAACCCTAGCGTCATGTTAAAGCCGATGTTGGTTAGCATTTTAGAAAAGTTACTTCTGTTGACGCCAGTTCCGCTATCAGCGAAAGATACCAAAGTGTCGTACATATCTCTCATGGCGGGGGTTGTGTTACCCTCTCCACCCGCTTTGTCATAAGCCGCTTGTAGTTCTACTTTTATTGCGTCGAACTTATTGCCGTACTTCATTTGCACAGCTTGCCTACCCAGCAAGGTCGCACGTTTTGTGGTGGCACGTATAGCGTCCTCTATGTTACCCAATGTGCCCTTACGAGTACGAAATGACTGCATGTAGGAGGTCTCTGGGATAGTGTTAAGAACTAACTCACCAATTTCGTTTATTATTTTGTTGGTAGTTTCTCGCTGTTCTTTAGTGTCGCTAGGGCTGTTATCACGTATCTGTTTTGTAAGCTGCGCGATAAAAGATGCAGGAGGCGCGTTGTTAAAGTTTACTTCGGATATAGATGCTGCCTCAGTGACGCCTATCTGTGCGTCTATAGCCTCTTCTATATTGGCGTGTTTTTTCTGCCGAACCAACTCAGCCATACTAGCCATGAGTTTCTGATTGCTACGTATACCACTACGTACAGCCTCTTGAGTTTCAGACCATGCTCTAGCTCTAGCAGCAGGTGTGGTGAAAGATTCGGCATACCGCTCAAGATTACCCGTAACTGGATCAACCCCATTGTAGTATATCCACAAGTCTCCTTCACGCTCCAAGGGAGTGTAGGGTTCTATAGTGCCTTTGGAAGTCAGCTTGTCATAAAAACTCTTCATAACCCTAGCGCGTACAGCACCATCAGGTATGGCTATGGTAAGTCGCTCGTCTACGGCGTTTCTAATGTCGTTACGTAGGCCACGAAATAGGTTACGCATGGTGGCGTATATACGCACGACTGCGGGGCTAGCGTTCACTAAGGCTTCGTAGTCGCTTCTAACCTGCTCCCAATTAGCCATTTTCTCAGGGTCTTTGCCATACTTTTTGACTGCGGCAGGGCGGTCAAGCACAGGGTCAACTTCACGGCGTGTAGCTTCGTTCACCATTCTGTTGAACTGATCCTGCAGTCCTTTGTTATTTTTGCCCCATTGTACTATAGGTAGCAGGGTGTTCTTCAACTCATCAATCTGCTTACCATAGGCTCCGTTAGCTTCATTAACGGTAGTGTTTAATTTGGTTCCTAGTTCGCCAAAGTATTTCCTAGATATTTCAGCTAAGTAGTGCAGAGGCGTAGCTTGCATTAAGAATTTGTTTGCCCCGCCAAACAGCCCAAGGCTCACGTTCTTTGCGGCATCTTCAATCCAAGCTAGGTATCGCGTCTTACCTGCGTTGTTGAAGATAGGCCCATTTGTAATGGCACTGTTTAGGAAGCCGTTAGCGGCGGCGGGTGTCATTAACGCAAGAGAATCCGCATCACGGAACTGTGGGGCAGGGGCCAACATACCTTCGATCAGGTAGTCTATCTCTGATAGGGCAGAGGTCAAAGGCTTGGGCTGCAAGCCGATCATGCGCCGCACAAAGTTAGTGATAGCATTATATAGACGTTGTAGGGCGGTCTTACCTTTATGCAGGTCGCCCTTATACACTAGCTGTCCTAGCTTCTCTTGAAACGCTGGATTGGTTAACGCTTCAGAAATAAACTCGTCTAGGTTTGTAGACCCATACTCAGTATCTAGTACGTCTTTTACATCGTTGAACACATTACGCAGCGCCAATGTGCTAGCAGAGTTCTTAGCCAAGGATGCAGAAACAGCGGCATGTACCATTTCATGTAAAACGGTGTGCGTGTTCATACCTGATTTAGGGTTTATAGAAATAGTGTTTGTCCTAGGATCAAACTGCCCTGCCGATGGCGCACCATCCATGTCCACAAGGTCTGGTACGAACACTATCTTGGTAGTACCCGCCATGTCTGCCAGCTTGTTAGCGATCTTAGCCAATTTAGGGTAGTTCGTACCTTGAGCAATCGCGTACAACGTTTCTTTTAACATACCCGAACCTAAGAAACCCATCGCGCTGGGCGACATAGGATCATCTAGGTATACTACACTCTCAGTAGGTAGTGGTTTAAACAGTCCACTTTCTTCTACAAACTTATTAAATGCGGCTTCTGCTTTAGCTTTTTTACTAGCTGTAAACCCTGCTTTAGATGGGCCTTGCTGTTCAGGTACTGCGCTTACCCTTGCACCCAGCGTTACGCTCGCCGCATTATCTCGCTGGCGATCTGCTTCTGCTTGCGCTTCAAGGTCTTCTTGAGCCTTTCTAAAAGCTGCTGCTTGAGATTTGTTAGACCCCTCTGCTACATTATCATCAGCAAATGCTTCTTCAAAACCTGCTTGCTTGCTTCTTTCTGTATCTGCTGTAGCCCTACGTCTAGCTGCAGCTTTAGTGCCTGCTTGAACTTCTATTTCAGCCCTAACCCTATCTTTGTAGTATTTAAAAGTTTCAGGTTCTAAAAACTCTTCTAACCAATCTTTAGCCGCAAATGCAGCAGGTTTGTTTCTTCCCGCGTTAAACACCTGCTGTTCAACTGACATGCCTGCTTCGGAAGAAGACTTAGTACTACCATATACTATGTCGTGCGCTAATTCATCTATAGCTAACCCAGCATTTAAAGACACCGCAAAGTATTTCCTAGCCGCTAGTGCGCTTTTGTATAGTTCTGGATCAGTAAACTTTGCTTTTAATTCTTTAGGCGTGGCTTCTAACAAAAATATAATTTGTTCTTTGTCCGCAATACTTGTTGGGTCCATATAGTTTAAGCTACGATTACCTGTTTCAGGGTCTATAACATATGCGGCAGCGATAAGGAGTTTGCCATACGTTTTACGGTCAACGGCTGCAGACTTATACGTTTTGGGTATGTATTTGTTAATTATAATACTACGTATACGTTCCTGTAGAGTTTTGTTTTCAGCTTTAGTGACGTTATCTCTCGCTTCAACATCAGCTATAGGTTCTGCAGTAGGCTCTACAGGTTTAGGAGTGCTATCTACGCCTTTTATACCCGCAGGTACATCTTCCGGTTTTAACCCTCTACCTGCTGCGCCTACACCTACAGCATCTCGATCAAGGCTTGCCTCTACAGTATCAGGCACAACAGGTTTAGCTTCAGGCTCTACAGCGGATGTGGCCTCGACCTTATCTCCAGCGGTGCGCGGCTCAACAACAGGTTTAAGGCTGGGTGTAATAGCTCTAACAATGTCAGCGTATGTAGCATTGTCATTAGGTATATCAAAACCTAATGTTCTAGCGGTGGCTATGTCTTTAGGAAATGCTACGGATTGTATAAACTCCGCAGCTTTAGCACCATTAGTATCTATCTTATCAACTAAGTATTCTTTAAAAGTACGTAGTCTTGTAGAATCTACAGTAACAGGATCAATAGGGTTAGTTTCTTCTACTTCGACAGTGCCTGTGCTTGTCTCAACACCTTCAACATCACGGCCTTGATCTGTTTCTGTTTGAGCCTTACTAGCAGCAAGGTTAGCAGCAAGATCAATCTCGCTAGTATCTTCTCCAACCGTAGGTCCAGCGGTGCGCGGCTCAGTCTTGGCTTTTGCTTTGTCAGCGCGTTCTTGAGCTTTTTTAGCATCTAGTGCAGCTTTATCAGCTTTATTTTTTGCTGTTTTTGCCTCTTTTAAATCTTTAGCTGCTTCAGTTTTATCAGCCCGTGCTTGAGTTGCATCAGCGCGTTCTTGAGCTTTTTTAGCTTTTGTAGCTGCTGCTTGTGCAACTTTGTCAAAAGCAGTATTAGCTTTGTTTGCTTCAGCAAAAACTTCATTATCTGCACGTTCCGCAGCAGTAGTAGGGGATTTTGCTTTGTTTTCAGCAAACAGATCAAGCTGTGTTTCTTTTGGAGCCTTAACAGGTTTAGGTTTAGGCATAGACTCTATAGATTCACGTCTTTCTTTTTCTAAAGGACTTTCTGATTTTATTCTTTCTTCTCGTAACGGAGCCATAAGTGCTTCGTATTCGGCCAGCTTTTCGGCGTCTGTAGCGTAATCAGTTGTTAACCCGCTAGTTGTTGCAGGTTGAATAGCCCCATCTAAATCTAGTTCGTCTTGTGAGTCTACCGCAGGAGGTACGGCATCGGGGTCTACATTTACTATAGGTTCAGGTCTTGGGCCGCGAATACCACCAGCAGCGCCACCTATTCCAGTACCAAGCAATGCACCGCCGACAAAAGCGTTCTTTAGCTGATCTATGCCCTCTTCATCAAACACTTGATCCATAGGCGCACCGGACTGTAGCCGTTCAGCAGCGGTTTGAAACGTCTCGGTAAGAGCTTCAGTCCCACCACCTTTAAACGCTCCACTAAGGATACGTTGTGTAACCTTCTTGCCAACAGCGGTAGGACTAATACCTATAGCTGCCATAGCTTTGAGGCCCAGACGTTCAGCTAAGGCTTGAGCAACAGCGGTGCCAACTGCCGTAGTAAGACTTACGTTATCTTCACCTTTAACAGCTTCTTGCGCTTGTATATTCTTACCTGCAAACTCAGGAACTAATCCCGCAGTAAAACCGTAACCAAATCCTGCCATAGTACCGGGACCGGGAAGAACTGATCCTGCAATGCCGCCAGCTATACCGCCTTTTAAACCGCTCTCAAGGGACGAACCTGTACCACCTACTAATCCTCCTAGGTACTCAAGTCCGGTACTAAAGTCGTTTACATCTTGATAACGACCCACAGGACGTTGTGCTATAGATTGTAGAATATTCTCTTGACCAAGCTCTTGTCGAGCTTCTTCTGCGTAGTCTGTACCGTAATCGGCTAATGCAGCAATTCCAGTTTTCTGACCAACAGTCTCTATTAAGTCGCCAATAGCTTGAGAGCTGCTACCACTAGCTCTGCGATAAGCACGACCAATAGCAGTGCCGTCATCTGGCCCTTCTACATCTCCATACTTGCTTTCAAGATCGGCCTTAACAGCAGCCTCTTGAGTACGAATATATTCAGATATGCGCCCGTATTCTTCATCAGTAGGTACGTCACCTGCAATAATTATAGGATAGCTCTTGCCACTATATGGACCCGGAACAGATATCTGACCCATTTATTGTATCCTTACTTACTTAAATTTACAGGTGTATTTGCTTCCGCTAACGCATTACCAAGTATAGAGCCTTGGTTATTATAAAGCGATGTGTATTCTGCATTAAGTGTTTTAAGCTGATCTTCTAACTTACTTTTTTCTTGGGCTTGGGTAGAAGATAAATTACTGCCCCGATACCCGTCTAATGAGGCTTGCACTGCCTTAATTTGTTTTGCAGTTTCAGATAACCTAACTTTGTTGGTAACCATACCTGCTGGAGACCTACCACTAGCAGATATACCCGCAGCTTGTAATCTTGTGCGGTTAGCGTCATCAGCTATTTGTTTACGTGCCTCTAGTGCAGACAGCTTAGAAAGTACGTCCATTTCCTGCGCTTCAGCTTTCCGCTTGTTACCCAAGAATGTCTGGCTAGCACCAAGTCCTGCCTCACCTATAGCACTAAGCATGTTAGGATTACTGCTAGCCATAAGCCGCATACCCATCTCAGCTAGACCCAGCCACTTGTCTTGGTCTGCCGACTTCTCACGCTTGTCTAAAATATCCAACAGCTTCTGCTCGTAGGACGATGTATTGGGCTGTCCTTCACTTCTGCTGGTCGCACCGCTGCCACCAATAGTAGCTATGCCTGTACGTGTTGCAGGTGTAACTACATTTCCATTCTTAACGCTTTGGTCAAGCAACGGTAGTTTTTCTAAAATTTCTGCTGCGTTTTTGCTTGTGTCTATATCAGTTTTAGGAGGCTCATCATAACTAAATGGAAGCGTTATATTAGCATCTCCAGCCCCACTGGGCACCATAAAGTCTTTTGTAACTGAGGGCGTAGTTGCAGACCCGTCAGCATCAAAATCAAAATAATTAGCTCCCCCGCCAAGTAACGCTGCTGTTGTATTTGCGGTTGTTCCTGCTGCTTTTTTAGTTGTCTCTGCAGCCTTAGCAAGTATGTCGTACATTTCTTGAGAGTTAAAAGCCGCCTCGGGTATTTTAGCAGGTCCGGGTCTATCTTCAAGTTTTACATCTAGGAGAGACATAGGATCAGTAAGAGACATATTATCTGTATCAAATACATACTGACTGTCGGGACGATCTTCTGGACTTACACCTGTAACTACTTGAGTTGCATCTGCTGCTTTTTGTAGTGTGTCCCCTACTCTGTCTGCCCTAGCCTCTTTTTCAAGTGCAGAGGCTGTTTTAAACCTGTCTTGAAAGGTAGGTTTATAGTTAGCAGCGGCCCCTATAGCTCTACCTTGTTGCCCTGCTTCATAAAGATAAGGATCAAGCCTTGTATCATCACTAACGGGGGCATCTTTTTTCTTCATCTGTTCTACGAGTTTTGCAGTTAGCGCAGCATTTGATGTTGGGTCCGCACTACTAGGGGCTACAAAAGCATTCTTTCCTGCAGTCAATCCTGCGGCTCTTTCCGCGTCTAGTCTTGTTTCTGCGAGATCAAATCTTTCATCAGCATCAACATCTTTGTCCTTCATTGCACGTAACCGTCTACGCACTTCAACAGGACTTACAGGGTAATTTTCATTAGCAGTAACTTTAGCAACATCGGCAACGGCTGTAGCTTGCAGATTATCGGCTGCTTGTGCCTCAACAAGTTTAGATACTTCAGGCCCAAATGCACGTTTAATGCCGAAATTATCTTCTAAAACCCAAGGAGCTGCTCTTTCAATACGGTTTGTTTCTTTTTGTGCGACTTCTAATTTTTTCTCAGCGCGATAAACACCTGTATCGGTTTTTTCTGCTTCAGCTAATTCTTTTCGCGCTGCAACTTCTGCTTTTTGGGCTATAGTATGTTTGTCACTTGCTAATTTAATAGCCGCTATTTGTTCTTGTGGTGTTTTTAATTTTTTAATTTGGTCTACAAGTATTTGTTCTACAGGAGTTTGGTTGTCAGGACTGTCGTTAACTAGCAGCTCTTGAAAACGTATATCTTCAAGTGCATCAAATACTTTAGGTTTTGTTGGCACAGTTAGTGCTGTGTTTCTAAGCGCAGCCGCGTCGGTAAATGCTTCTAGCTGCGCGTTACTTGCTGGACGCCCTGCAGTCTCTGCAAGCTCTGTTCCGGGTTCGTCAGCAGTAACGCGAGCTTGGCTTACGCTTTCTTTAGCCGCTTCATCAGA